TGTTAAATCTTCACTCGAAATATAGCCACCAGAACCATCAGCAAACCATAACTTCAAAGAAGTCATTGTCTGACCGGAAGGTAGATAATAATAAAAATCAATCTTGTAAAGCTTGTCAGATGAGACTTGGGTAAGTGGGGCGCTATCCTTAAACTGCCAAAAGGGAGTAGAAGAATTGTCATCAACTACAATTTTTGTTGAATAGGTGCCACCATGAGCCTGTCCACCATCTTGTGATTTGCTGCATCTCGTAAATGCATCATCGGCGGTAAAAGATATTGCTCCAGCCTCGCTATCCCAATTCGTAACCAGCTCACTCCCCAAGCTTTCCCCGCCGCCTGCAACGTCTATGTAGCCTTTGGCTGTCTTGCTTGCGGAGTCATGGACTTCGATGAAATAGGTATTATCGGCATCGGCGTAGGGAGATAAGTCAACTCCCTCGACGCGGATAAAAGCTTGATCATCAGCAAGGGAAAGGCCGTGGTATTCCGGCCCCCATGAGGAACCGGTCTCGTCATCAACCTGATAGCCACCCCCGCCCACAATTACGTCGCCCTGGTCTGTGCCGTCATAAATGACCTGAAAACGTAAGTCGCCCGAAGAATTGTAGCCTGATAAAGCGGTATTATTGATGAGCAGGCCGTCATCAGCCGTAGGGTCATCGGCTGTCTTAATGACCCCGGACGTATACATCTGGAATTCGACTTCTTTGATATAGCCGGAGGAAAACTCAGGAGCCGAGCCGTCGGTGTAGATGCGAAACACTGTACCCAATACATCGTCATACCCGGTCAGGCCGGCGGAGGTGATATCAACGTAATTACTTCCCGAATAGGCTCTGATTCTGTTGTTGCCGGAGTCAATTTCAATACCGGTGATCGAGAGCTTGCCGCTATCTATTGTCCAGCCCGCAATCTCACCCGAACTGAATTTAGCCGAACCATCTTTAAGCACATAGGCAACTGCATTATCAGGATCTGTATTGAAATCCGCTTCCGTGCATCCCCACCAGGTATCACCGTCCGTGGCGACATGGAAGCTGTTCGCTGTGGCTTCATCCGGGATATGGACTTCACCCGCTATCAATTCTCCGCGGACGATTACATCGTTGAACTCGGCATAGCCATCGTCCGTGCCCCGAAAGCCGATATACCAGCCAGCCGAGCCTTCCACATAGTTCTCGGATTGGAGGGAGTCCGCGATCTTGGCAGAAGTCAGGTTGGCATCCTCGACATCATCGGTTTCCGTGCGCTTGGGAGAAGCATTAACCGAGGATGTTTCATCACTGGCATTCCCGGCAGTATCATACGATTTAAACCAGTAATAATATGTCTGATCATACGATACATCCCGGTCCACAAAAGCCATGACCTCTCCGGGCTTGCCCGGCACGACATATACCGCACTCCCGCCCGGAAAACTATCAGACGTGTTTCTCCAGATTCCGACGTATTGAAAATCAACGACTGTCGGGTTGGTCCATTTGAGTTTCACGCCGCCGATAACAGCTGTGGCCGATAAGCCTGTTGGAACATCGGGTGCCGTAGTTTTACCGACAACCGTATGGGTTTCGGTATCGCACCAGTCGGTCGTCTCACCGTCAATCAGAACGAACCTGAGCCGAATATCGTATTCAAGGCCCTCTTCAACGTCTGTTATGTAGATTTCTTTCTGGAAGCCGGCCACACGAACTGTTTTCCAGGGATCGTTCGTATCCGTGACTTTCCAGGCGCAATCAATGTATTCGATCTTGCTGAATACGCCGCTTGCATCCTTTAGCGTTATCGCAATGCGCGGCCGCAGAGATCCATCGGTGTCACGATACAGGACCTCCTCACCGGATCTGATCTGATAAATCTCAGGGTAGCCGGCCTTGCCAACATCGGAGTAAGGCGACGTGATCTGGCTGTCATGCTCTCCGATGGGCAGGCTCACGCAGTCATATACGCTGGACGAATAATCAACGCAGGTGATCTTCGCCGTGAGCTCCTCGCCCGGCTCGATGGAAAGGATGAGCAACTCAACCGATTCACTTCCCGCCTCCCCGAAAAGCGCGAGATCTCCCACGTCCGGCGCATCGGCGATCGGAATGGCCGTGCTGAATGTCAGGGTATAATGCTCCCCTGCCTCGGTATCCACATTGGCCAGCAGGGTCGAGCCGTCGGCTTTTCTGAAGCGGACCGCGTAAGATTTTCCCGCCTCCATAGTGCAGGCTTCGTCCAGCGTTACATCGGTACATTCAGCGCTGTCCTCGGTTTTGCTCTCTATTCGGCCTACCGCGATGCCCCATAGAGGAACATCGTGCGTCACCCGGACCAGGTCGCCTCTTGTGGCGACGAGGTTTTCAATGTCCGTGTAAAAAGAGTATCTTTCCGGGCGCAGCTTGGCTACTGCAAGGTGATACCGGGCAAGGGCATAGGCCTGATCGGGGTCCGTGACGCCCGGAAATTCTATCCGCTCAAACAGGGTCGCCTCTTCGATCCCTGCCGAGCTGGCCTCTTCTTCGCCGTAACCATCGGCATAGACGATCATCTCGTCTAAATTCCAATCCTCCCACCTGTTGGGGAAAACGACGCGGAGGGCGTGAGGCAGTTGAGGGAAGCTCTTGCTCCCGGAAAAGCCCCAGGAGTTTCGAGAACTGAAGTGCTGGACCGGTGTACTCCGTTCTTTGTCGATAACAACGCTGTACTTGCCGTCAATATAGGTCGGTGAAGCTCTCCCGGCTGCCGCGATCTCGCGGAGGATATCGTCAACGCTGCTTCTGAAATCAACGATGCCGTTGTACTGGTAGCCGATCTCCGAGACCACCTCGTCGCCGGTGAAGGTCTCCGAGACATAATCGCCAATGATCACGATCTCATAGTCAGTCGTATCAGGGTCAACAACCCATCTGCCGTCATAGTTTTCTGTGCCGCCGATTGTGATGGTCGTGTTCGCCGTAAATGGATGGCCCGCGGAACTCCCGCTGGAGCACGGCAGACCGACCTTGCCGCCGCCCTTATCGACTGCGCCTGCCGAGTCTGCATCCAGAAAGGCGGTTGCTGGCTCGCAGAATTCATGCCATTCTTCTAGCGTGGTTAGATCAACCTGGGAATCCGGGACCGCCTTTTTGTTTGCCGGATGCTGAAGGACATATCTGTATAAATCCGCAGGATTGGCCGTTGTTACATTGTCTTCCCATGTGTCGGTATCAGCATCGTAATATTTGCATACGGAATGGGTGATGAGATTGAAGGTATCAAGAATCCCGTTCAATTGGTTAGTTGCCTTGATTCTCATGGCCACTTTGGCCAACTCACTTTTGTTGATGGGGTCTTGATAGACAACGGACTTCATCGAAGTCCAGTATAGATCATCATAAATCGTCGGATCCGCGCTGTCCGCAGTCTTTCGCCTAATGCGGACATCATACTGATTTTTGTCTACACGAATGACTCTGCTCTCCCGCAAAGTCTCATTGCTCTTCCCGGTTGCCTGCGGGCGGTATCTCAAATAACCGTCGGCAATATCGACAGTCCAGCTTATTGGATCTGTTGCACTGACTTTGAAATCCCCTGTGTTTTGGTAATCAAGGCAGCCTTCCGCCCTTCGATCGGTGATCATGCTGTCGGTAACGCCGCTATCCTGCGTCCCGTAAATATCGATTGTGGCGATTATGCAGTATCCATGCGGATTGACGTTTTTCCACCAATCAGCATCCCAACCCCAATCGGTTTGGCCTCGCCATGCACCCCCGCGCGTATCTCTCATGGCCCATCGTGTCACAACCGAGCCGGTGATGGGGTGCATGGAGACCACCCATCTCACAAGGAAGTTCCACCTCCAGTAAAGCCACATATCCGTAGGATTGTAGGAGACCGTGGTTTGCTGTGCGCTTACCGACGTGTAATCATAGGCAATCTCCCAATCTCCGGAATCCTTAACAGCGTATTGGATCTCCCAGAAGACCTGCCTGGCTCCTCTATTGCCCTGGTTATCAAATTGACACAGGCCCTGCGGAAAGGTGAAATCGACAATGATTTCTTCAACATCCGGCTCGGTCGTCCTTTGCACGAACCCACCGGAATAGGTCAGCTGCACGGGAAGATTCTCTTCCTCGTACACCGTATTCGTGTAAAGCGTTTGCGGGTCGTCGTCAGATTTTCCTTCCCTGGTCTGGATTTCTACATCCTCGAATTCTGCAAGGCTGGTTTCTCCTATGCGGTAGCCTTCAAGCTCCTGAGGGCCGTAGCCTGCGCAGAACAAAAGCCGCAGATATTGGTCGTTTCCATCAACTTCCGTGTATGGAATTGCGGCATAGGGCGGTGCGAAGCGGTGCTGGCCGAGAACTACCGGAATGGGCCCGAAGGGATTCATCCGGTTCCTCATGCCTCTGATATCATAGGTCCCGCTCTTGTATCCTTCCACGTCGCTTCTTTGGGAAAGCTTTCTGGGATCAGGAGGGGGGACAAGGGCGTTTACCAGAAGAGATCCCACCATTGAAACTGCTGCTGTTGCTGCTGCTCCCCAGAGCCCGGCATGGGCGATCTCCAGGCCGGCAACCCATTGGCCCGTGGCAAAGGCTGCGACCATTACGGCAATGAAGAGAACCGTCCTCAAGGTATCTTTGCCGTCGCCGCCGCCCAGGGGGACAACGCGGATCTCGATCAGGGCCCCAGGGGCAGGTCTGTATTCATTCCACAGATCAGGATGGATCGGCTCTCCGTTTACGGTGACGCGAACGGCAATGCGCTCGCGGGGAAAATCCAACGAATCGAGGATCTCCTGGATACTTTGCCCTGCAACGCAGACCTTGTCTATTCTATCCATCTTAAAGGGATAGGGACAGATGGACAGTCGCTGCGGAATTTCTGGCAACAGGTTATTTTCCATATCGATAAAACCCTAAAATACGGTTTCGCCATAGAAGCGAATCATAGCGTTCGGTACAGCTATCTATCCCGCTCCAAATATGAATCATTACCTTTCTTCCAATCACAATGCCGATATGACGCGGCATACCTTTTATCCGGAGCAAGACCAAATCCCAGGTTCGTTCCTTTCCAACCTTAACCCATTCTTTTTCATGGGCTGCGACCACTTTGATCACATCATCGCTGCAAGCGTGCCCGTACTCGTCAATATAGGAAGGCAATTCAATGTTCAGCCGCTCCCTGTAGATCAGCCTCACAAGCCCCCAACAGTCTATGCCGTTTCTATCTCGCCCTTTGGATTTGAAAGGAATGCCTATGTATTCATCGAGGTCCAGCATCAAAACAGCCCTGGAAAATTGCCCGGCGTAAAGGACTCCCCCGGGAAAGGCTCCTTGACAAAGGTTTCAATGACAAGGTTTCCTGAAACCACCTCGGCGTCATAGGTGATGTTCTTCAGCTCGAAATCCG